GTCTAAAACTACGGGGCAGCTTCTGGTCAAAGAGAACAAGACTATCGGCGCTCGCAGTGTCCACCCTGCACAATACTCAAACAGCAATCAAGCGCTGAGCTACTCTGCGGCCACCAGTGCCCTTGGTTCCACCGAATACACAGTGCTCTATACAATCTACTCAAAACCCGAGCAGCGGTGGATGAAGATGGACTTTGTGAAACCACCAATCAAGCGGGTGCACTGGCTACAAACTCAAGCCATGCTATCTTCTGTTGTGCAGATGTATTCAGCAGAAGACTTTTTCCCAATGCAGGGGGGAAACTGCCTGGCCTACAATCATCCTTGCCAATTCTACGAAGACTGCGAAATCAGTTTCAATCGCAGGTTCGGCAGTACCTTCAAGGACCTTCCAGTCTGTGCAGGATTTGAAGACCTCGAAGCAATTGAGCCACTGGATTTCAAGGTAACTTGGGACGATGTGATGAATGCTCAGGTGAATTAAGTCTCTCAACCTCTCTCAACCTCTCTAGGAAACATCATGACTTTCGACTTCTCCAAGACTGGCAACTACCATGACGGACTCACTACTGAGCTGTCTCGCAATATGCTTTCATACTTCGAGTGGGTGATTGCAAATTCAACCAAGCAGTCTGTAACTGAATACAACCCTGTGTGCGTGCATGATCCTATTGGTACCGTGCTTGTGTTGAACTTTCACAGCACTTCGCCTGAAGACTTTGGGCGGCCGAATTTCACGGTGCAATCCACTCTGCCGAATCTGGCATGCCTTGAGCCTACTCTTGCTACTGGCGCAAAGTCCATGTTCGGCTCTCCACTTCTGGCCTGTGCTCAAGGACTTATTCTTTTGCGCAAGCATGAGTTTGAAACGCATCCTGGAATTGAACCTTACCTCCATCAGCAGAAGATTGACACTCAAGTCTGGGCTCCATTTGTCGACATTGCAGTGGAACACCTTCTGTCTACGTTCAATCTTCAAGGGTCTCGTCCAATTGCTACGCTCAGCGAGAAGCTGTATGTGATCGAGCAGGTGGATGGATTCGATGACGAACTGTTTGGGGTTGGTTTCACCTTTGGTTGGCCTGTTGACAAGGATCATATTCGCAGGATGATGGCAACCTGGCAAGCTATGCTCCATACTACTGCAATGATGATGCTAGAATTGCGTGATGAGGAGGTTGCTGCCAAGAATGACGGCGTGATTGCTGACAGCCAGGTTCCAAAGCACGTGGCAGAAGAAGCGATGAAGAGTTCGATGGATGCACTGGACCAGATTCGTCGTCAGAAGTAATTCAAGTTAATTCAACTCCCTTAACTCCCTTAACTCTAGAAGGATTCCACCATGGACCTCGCATCCTATAACGCCGTGCGCAGAACCAAAGTCTGCATCTATGGCCCGCCCAAGTCAGGCAAGACCGCAATGGTGGGCAAGCTTGCAGAAGCTGGTTTCACTCTGTGGTGGTGCGACCTGGAAAGTGGCGTGAAGACACTGATGAATCCTGCGATGCTAAAGCCTGAAGCTCGCAAGAATGTCAAGCTCTTCAACTTCCCGGATCGTCGTGACTTTCCAATAGCGATTGATGCCGTTAGACTGGTACTCAAGCCTGGCACGAAGCGGAAGTTCTGCTTTGCCCATGGTGTCATGAGCTGTCCGAACTGTGTCAAGACTCCCAATGCTGTATTCTCTGAAGAGATTGACATTGGACAGTTCACAGACAAGGACGTTCTCGTCATCGACAGTGCATCGCAACTCACATCCTCTGCTCTAAACAAGGTGACTCTCAAGCCCTGGCAGAAGGATGACGAGTACAAGCCTACGTTCGATGACTGGCGCGTTCAAGGCATGTACCTTGACCAAGTCTTCTCTGCGATTCAAGCATTCAACATCAACGCTGCAATCATTTCACACGAAGTGGATGTGGAGAAGGATGAGAAGAAAGAGAAGATCGTCCCTCTCGGTGGTACGAGAAACTTCTCGAATACTTTCGCCAAGTATTTCGATGAAGTGGTTTATTGCCACATCTTCAACAAATCCCACCGCGCACAAAACTCAACAACTTGGTCTCCAAACCACTTGACAGGAGGTAGAACCGGCGTTACACTTACTGCTCCCACTCAAGGAAGTGAATCTTCCGACAACCCTCTGGCCAAAATCTTCACTGGAGAATGACACATGGCTACTGCAAAGAAAACTGCCCCTCCTCTCCCTCCTACCATTCGTGATATTCTGGCTGAACGCCAGACTACTCACGGTGACTTCACTGACCATGCGAACTGTGCGCAGGAACTGAAGAACGTGTTCCGTTCACATTGCATGGTTCCTCCCACCAACGTACAAGCTGAAGCAGTTGAAATGATTCTTCACAAACTGGCTCGTATTGCGTCTGGCAATCCCAACTACAAGGATCATTGGGATGACATTGCTGGTTACGCAACTCTGGCTGCTGACCGCGTTTCGGAATCCTAAGAGTCTGGGGATAATCAGGCTCGTTCAACCGCAGTAATACTGCACATCGCAAACTCAACTCTCAACTCGAACTGGAAACATCATGTCTGCTGACCTCTCACGCAACGAACAATTCACCGACCTCGACGCACTGCTCAACGCTGGCATGGAGGACCTGGATGATCTGCCGCCGATGGGCGTACCTCCCTCGGGTCATTACAATCTGGAACTCACCATTGCGCGTGATACCGTGGGCGACCAAAACACCGAAGTTCTGAAAGCTACTTTCACGGTGGAAGAGGTGAACGAGCTGAAGAATCCTGATGAAGCTGGCGAAGTTGCCAAGGGGCAGGTATTCAAGGAATTCTTCTTCCCGGTCAAGAAGAACGGTGATGCCAATCCCTATGGTATTGCTGCGCTGAAGGAACGTCTGAAGCCTTTCGTTGGCCCTGCTGGCACGGGAAATATCAGTGCACTCGTGGCGTTCTGCGATCACGTGCACATCGCTGCTACGGTGCGTCGTACTGTCAACAAGAAGAACGAGGATCAATGGAACATGCGTCTGTCTGACGTGGTTCTGCTCTGACGTAGCTCTGACTTCACTGTCTCAAACTTAACTCGCTGAGTTGACTCTCTGAGTTAAGATATCAAGCCGCTCTGAGGATTAAGTTCTTTAGGGCGGCTTTCATTTTAACTCTTGCCGAAGGAGATTGACATGGACAACGACAAGCGGAAACTAGTGGATGATATAGAGTTTGCAGACCCCACTCCAGGGGTTGCTACTAAGGGCTATGGAGTTCACCTTGAATATTGTGTCCGTCTTTGCAGGATTCTTAAGCTGCTTGCAACGAATTCAAAGGGCATGACGGTTCAAGCTCTGGCAGATGAACTGGGGTATACGCGTCCCACCATACGCGCGGCGTTGTCGATCGCCATGGATAACCATCTTGCTTACATTGATCGCTACGAGGACCAAGAGATTGGCAAGTGGCTTGTCAAGAATAATCCTGTGTACGCAGCAGACATTAATTTGATTGCAGTTAGTGCGCCAGTCCAGAAGACTGAGGCAGTTAAACTGTCACATTCAAAGACTCGTCGTCCTATTGTGACGGTTATTAAGTGACGCCGCGTAACGTAGACTGGAGAACATCATGAACCACGACACTATTGCATATGCTCTTTGGATTCCTAGCGAGTCCAAGCCAAGATTGGTGTTTATAACTGAAGAGGCTTGTAAGCAAGCTAAGGAACGCTGGGCTGATGCGTATTCTAAGGCAGTTACGATTAAGCTGTGTGTGCAAGTGGAAGATAAAACTATAGCCACCGCTCCGGTGGCGCAGCAAGACAACAAGGAAATCGTGCAGGACATCCGCACCGCGATGGCGCGTTTTGCCATGGCGTGGTCATTCGGCGGCGACCCGAGCGACCGAGAGCCTGCGGATAAGGCGCTCTGTGACGCAATCAAAGCGTACCGGAGAGCCGCCCCCGCTCCGGCGGCGCAGGGACTTGGAACGGATATGTTTGCGAATCTGTGGGTGGGGGTCGCATGTGACAACCCCCCCAGCGGGTTACATGAAGACGGATTGATCTGGCATCGATACGCCGAATCCGTGCAACGCGCATGTGCGGAGGCTTGGGGCATCAAGCTCGCCAAGGAAGGCGGTGCAGCAAAATGATTATCGGCTACTTTGGTGTCGAGGATAAAGTCAAGACGAGTGACTCTCGACATGATCGCCCATACGCCCTGAAATTGGCGGAACTTATAGGTGCACACAATGTTAAAGCTTCTTATGCAGAGTCTGGAGCAGATCAATACCTGGCTAGTTTCGCTGCTAAAGTTCGTGCTGCGCGTTTGGACTGCGCTATTGTTAGTGATCCTGTCCTACTGAACATTCTTTGTCATGCACTGACTGACTACAAGCCAGTATACATGAAGACTGGAAAAGAGAAGCTTCCTACCCTGGCAGCGTTTGCAGGATCAATCCTGACAATTCCCAAGCACAAGCTCGGAACTGAGAAGGACCTGGAAGTCCTAATCATTCCGCCGCTTGAACATCTGCGCACAGTTCCGGAAGCTCCCTTTCTTTTCCGCCGCTATATCTCCAAGCTCACGAAGCCTGACTCATGGTTTCCTCAGTCTGACTTTAGCTGGGACTTGATTACCCCGCAAAATGTTCAACACTATTATTCTCTATTTGCTGGGGCTCGCCTCATTGCTGTGGATATTGAGACGCCCGAGAATAATCCCTATCGCACTATTGAGTGTGTGGGTTATTGTGGGTTGTTTGCTGATGGCACCACTCACAGTGTGGTACTCCCTGTTAAAGATGAGTGGGCTATAAGCTGGATGCAGAAGTTCAATGCACTGAAGCCTGGCAAGATTATGCAGAATGGTCTGTATGATGCTGCCTATTTCATGCGTTGGAATGCTCCGCTGTATAACTGGATGTGGGATACTCTGATTCTGTTCCATTGCTGGTACGCAGAGCTGCCCAAGGACCTGGGCTTCATTACGTCTTTCGCAATCCGTAATGTCCGTTACTGGAAAGATGAAGGCAAGACAGGTAATAAGTCTGACAAGTACGAGTACAACGCGAAGGACTGCTGGGCAACAATGATGTCATTCCTGTCCATGATGCAGGAGTGTCCAGGCTACGTCTTCACGAATTACGAAATCGAATTTCCCTTGGTGTTCCCATGCATCACGGTGGAACTTGATGGCATTGCCGCAGACGAAGAGAAATTTAAGGAAGCGCAAAAGAAACTGCAAGCTCAACTGGAAACTCACGAGAACAGACTTCGCACTTGGGTTCATCCTGACTTCAATCCTGGCAGCTCGAAGCAATGCATCTTGCTGATGGGGGCGTTTGGCTACAAGTGGCGCACTGGTCAGACTCCATCCTCCGATGACAAGAATCTGAATGCAGTCATGGCCTTTACGCCGCTGCATACTAGAATCTTTGGCGAGATTCAGAAAGTTAGAGAGTACCGCAAGCTTCTCACAACCTACATCATTTGGGAAAAGATTTGGAATGGACGCCTTTACTACAAACTTAATCCGGCTGGAACTGATACCGGACGAATGGCAAGCACTGAGTCGTCATTTTGGTGTGGGCTGCAAATTCAGAACATGCCTCGTGGATGGGAAGTCAAATCGTGGCTGCGAGCCGACAGTGGTTGGCTACTCGGTGAGAACGATTTCGCCCAGTCTGAAGCTCGTTGCGTTGGATATATATCTGGATGTACCACTCTCATTGAACTTGTCGAAGGTCCACACGATTATCACTCTTGGAATGCCCAGTCTTTCTTTGGCGTTCCATACGATACTATCTATGACGAGCGCACCGGCAAAACTCTTAACAAAGCCCTGCGAGACTTATCGAAGCGAACCAACCATGGGGCAAATTATAACATGGGAGCACAGGTCATGCTGGACACTATGGGCCCGTCGGCAGTTCAGAAGGCTAAGGAAGTTCTCAAGCTCCCAGCAAACATGAGCCTCAAGGCTGTGTGTGAATTCCTGCTTAATCAGTATGCTCGCACTTATCCTGAGGTTAAGACTGACTATCAGGACTGGATCAAGCGCACGGTGCAACTCACGCACAAGCTTGTCTCTGCTCTAGGCTGGACGCGCTATTGCTTTGGTGATCCGCTCAACAATAAGCAGGCACTGAATGCCTACGTAGCGCATGTCCCGCAGAACCTTTCCGTCGGCATTATCAATCGAAGGTTCTACCAAATCTGGCGTGAGACAATCTACGGCAGTCTGCGCGATGTTGTTCGCCTCAAGGCCCAAATCCACGATTCCATTCTCTATCAATACCGGATCGACAGACCTGACGCGTCTGAGATTGTCAATGAAATGATGAAGGAACCCATCCAGGTTCGAGATATCAAGGGCAAGACCAGAACGCTGCTTATTCCCCCAGACGTATCCGCTGGCAAAGTATTCTGGAGTGAACTAAAATGAATGACAACAGCCAACCAAGCCTATTCGATGTGTACCTGCAATATGTGTCCAACACAGAACCTCCCATCATCTTCCATCGCTGGGCATTCATTGGCTGTGTCTCCGCACTGCTAGGCAGAAATGTCTGGCTGCCTTTCGGTGCTGTAGGAAGAATTTTTCCTAACCAGTTCATCATGCTAATAGGTGATCCTGGCACCCGGAAATCCACAGCCATTAAGATTGCCTCCAGACTTCTAGCCAAGACAGGCTACGATAAGTTCGCAGGCAACAAGACGTCTAAAGAGAAGTTTCTTGCTGACCTCGAAGGTCAAGACGATGCTGCTGATCCTCGCGTGTCTAGCGCCGATGCTATGACTGCGCTGCTTGGTAGCACCGTTACTGATCCTAGAGAGGTATTCATCTGCGCAGATGAGTTTAATGATTTCATGCGAGCAGGTGATTTGGAATTCCATTCCATGCTGGGTGCGCTCTGGGATTGGGATAATGAAGAGACACCATACACCTACAGGTTGAAGAACTCTAAGAGTATCTCAATCTACCAGCCGACGGTGAATCTTCTTGGGGGCAATACCCACACCAATTTCGCTGAGATGTTTCCCCCGCAGGCGCTTGGCCAAGGCTTCCTGTCCCGGATGATCTCAGAGCCCTCCCGCAGAAAGATTGCGTTTCCTGAGCCACCTGATGCTGGACTTGAACAGGTACTGCTCAGGCGCTTTGCTCAGATCAAGGCGAAGATTGTTGGTAAGATGACACTTTCTCCTAGAGCCAAGGAAGTAATCACCTACCTCTACAACTCATACGATCCGCTTGACGATATTCGTTTCGTCTCGTATTCAACCCGCCGCTACACTCACCTTCTTAAGCTCTGTGTGATCTGTGCAGCAAGCAGATTCTCAATGGAGATTGACTATTGTGATGTAGTGGAAGCTAACTCAATTCTCTCTTACGCAGAGAACTTCATGCCTACTGCGCTTGGAGAGTTTGGTCGCTCGAAGAATTCTGCAGTGCAGCAAAAGGTACTGGAGTTCCTTCGTGCAAGTCGTGAGCCCATTGACATAGGAGACATATGGCGACAAGTATCGAATGAACTTGAACGAAGTGAGGACCTACAGCGTTTGATGACTGGACTCCAACAAGCGGGCAAAGTTCAATACATCAAGCGTGTTAATCCTAACGCCCCCTTTGGATTTGTGGCGCTGCGTCCTACGGTGGAAACAACAGCGCTTCACAAGAATGTCAGTATCCTTCCGGAGTATCGTGATGCAAGGTAATTTTACACAAGGCAATGTTCCCTTCCGTACGTTCTATGAACAGTACTGCGAATTCGGCAAAGCAATGGATGTACCGCAAGGCTGCATCGCAGAGTCCCCGAACTTTAAAGCAGTTCAACTCGCACTGAACTTGATTCGTGAAGAGTACGAAGATGAGTTTAAACAGGCGATCATGAAGTTCGGCACAGCGCCCTCGCTGGAGAATCTAGCGGAAGTGGCTGATGCTGTGGCTGATACCATCTATGTCCTGTGCCACCTTTGCTACACTCTTGATATCCCAATCGATCTTGTATATGGTGCAGTTCATGCAAACAATATGACCAAAGTTGGTCCTGATGGCAAGGTCAAGAAGCGCGAAGATGGCAAGGTGCTGAAGCCTGAAGGCTACAAGCCTGTTGATGTTTGGAAGCTTCTTGATGAGTATTCTGCGGAAGTAGAACTCAAGCGAGGATTGCGCGGTGGAAGTAATTGGAACGCACAGAGTCTGTATCCTGATTGAGCTATAAATCTTTTAGGCAAAAAGAAACCCCGGCAGGGCCTAAACCCTCCGGGGATTTTTTACGTCTGGAATTCTTACTGGCTTAGTCTACTTTACTGATCTTCCCCAGTCGTATCCTGCACACCCTGATTTCGATAGTCAGTCAATTGCACGCCACCCATCGCCTGCATCATGCGCTGACTTGTGGGTGTTTGCATGTGTGCCGTGATTTGATTGACCACGCTCTGGTTTGCATCTCTACTCCAATGTTGCAGCGAGGATGAGAAGTTTTCAATGCGACCGCCAGATCGAACATAGCTCTGCATGAACTCATTCATATCCTCTGGACTTGGCATCCTATTCTCTGACAGCGTAGTCTTCACGGCTGTGCCAAGCGCTGCAATTCTTGCACGGTCAACTGCATCGTAGGCTTTGCTACGGTACATTGAATTCAGCGCGATGGCTTCATCCATAGGCTTTGCGCCCATGAGTCTTGCCACTCCACCATAGTTCACCATGCGCTCTGGGATTTGAGCTAGGAACGAAAGTCCCTGCATGTCATTGGCAGCAGAAATTAGTGAACCATTGCTTGTGGTTGCCCGTCCTGCTAGCAGTTGAGCAAATCCTGCGAGAGGGCGATTCAATCCTTGGTGCTCCAGTGCCATCAGGAATGAGTTAGTCAGCTCACCCCCCTTTGATACGTTCTTGCTGAAGTCCGTGACAGACTTAACCAGTCTCATACTGGCTTGCACAGCCGGAATGTCAACTGGATTGATTGGAACAATCGACAGGTGGCGAGGATTAATATCACCACGAGAGTACAGCGCAGGGCTCTTGTCACCGAACAGCGGGAACGCGCTGGCAGTTCCATACAGCATCCAGTCACCAAGCTCCTTATTGGCAGCAGGCAGAACTGAGTAAATATCCTTGTGCCCAGAATTTCCAGCAGCCTCACCAATCAAGTGTTGGTTAATGGCGTCAAAGAATGGGAGACCATTCAATCCATACACTTGAGTTTGCAAGGCACCAAATGTCAGCAGCGTCCGGTAATCACGATTCTCTACGTGACGGAATAGCTGTTGGAATACGTTGAACGCATAGGTCTGGAACAGGCCAATAGCTGCGCCTGTTGTACCTTGGAAGAATCCAGGGCGCTGTGACGTAATGTAGTTCCCCTGCACGCGATTGACAAAGCTACCACGGTAGGCGCGGGCTTCTGCCAAGTCCATCTTACCTGCTGCAACTAGTGGAGCCGTAAGCTGGTCCATCACGTTTGCAGAGATAAAGCGAGTAAGCTCTTCAGCAAAGTCATTACCGGTAATCTTACTGCCCTTCTCGACTGCCGCATTTACTTTCTGGACAATCGCATTCGGAGTGCGGCCAGGCAAGTAGGACAAGTCATCCAGGACTTCATGATACAGGCTAGAGAGATTCCCCTTGATATCTCCAGTCAGCCTATACTCATTAAGCAAGGCAGTTTTATTCGGACCGAAGTAGGACTTGATTGCATTGCCCACAAGCTTGACTGTGCCAGGCACTGCTTGATCTTGGCCGGGGACTTTAACCGTGGTTAGCTGGGTGAGCTTACCTGCAAGTTCTGAGTCCCTGCCAACTGCGCTACGAATTGCAGAGAGTTCCGTGCCCAGCATGATCGGCGTGGACACAATATTGACCAGCGCATTGGCTAGATCGAGCCGCAGTGTGGCAGTAGCGAGTACGTAGTTTGCTTTCTGGAACGCAGTGCGAATCAAGTTCTTTGGCACGCGCTCATTCGCAACCAGATAGGACTCCATATTTTCATACGGGCCCTTCAAACCATATTGCGCCATTAGCTCATTTGCTTTTTCCAGCGCCAAGAGCGAATCAGATTCTTTCTTCCCAAACACCGCACTGCGCACTGCATCGAATCCACGATACATTTCAACACCAGTGCGATCCACGAACTCATTCAGTGAATCCAGCAGTGGATACTCTCCTCGCTTGGGAATATTAAGGGCAGTGCGAACATAGTCACCGAACGGATTGGCTTCAGTCTTCTTCAGGAAGAATCCCTTACCGCCGAATGTAGACCCAGCAGTCTCACCCCAGCGGTCCTCAAGCCAGCGAAGTTCAGAGAAGAATTGGCTCTCACGAACTTGCACAGCCTCACGCACAAGTGCATCTTCTGCATTGGCGTGCCAGCGCACATAGTCCTCGAGAACATTCTCAGCACGAGTCTCAGGATAGAAGTCTCCAAGTTTACCAGATCGCTGCATCGAGCTGTTGACCTTGCTCTCTGAGAGCGTCATGTCATGATCGTAAATGCCCTTGGCCTTGAAGTATCTCTTAGTGTCTTCCTTGAGCACTGCTTCATAGCCTTCAGGAAGCTGCTCAATCAACTGACGCAGTTGGTCAGGAGTACGAGCAGTAATCATCGACACGTCAGTTTCTGCACCAACGCCGCCTTTGGCCACCACGAAAGCATGATGCGGATAGCGCGCAGTGTCAATTGCAGGCACCTTGATAACGCCAGTGTCCCGATTAACTACAGTACCGACTGAGTTGAATAGAACTTTCCGCTTGTCGAGCCGCTCAGTATTCATCATCTGAGAGGTCTCAAGGAAGTCAGCCACCTTTTGACTTGTGATTTGGTACAATCCCCGCAGCTTGACTCCCTCTTCAGAGATAGCCTGCATGTGAGAAATTGCTCCCTCCATATCGAGTTCAGGATTAGACTTCATTAGATTAAGCACCCGAGTATCTACCAGCTTATACTCTGCAAGTTCCTTGACGAGCTTATACCCAGCAGGATCACGACGAAGTGCAGTAGTCAGAATTCCAAGTTCTGCAGATGCCGCTTTATCGTCCCTGATAGCCACCAGATGCCCAGACAGAGCTGCAAGTGTGCGGTCTCGATTTTCCTTTTGGACCAGTGAAACTGTCTTTCCCAGGTCTTGTACTGCGAGTCTAGCGCGGCTACCATAGTCTGCATTCGAGGCTGAAAGAGCCCCAGCGCCTGCACCCTCAGAAGTTGCAGTGCGAGCCATGGCCTCTTCAAGTTTCATGAACCTTGAAGCATCCTTACCCATCACAGCCGTGAAGGCATTCTCAGCAGCGAGCTTAAGTTGCTCCAAGCGATACTTCGATCCCAAAGTAACACTGGAAATAATGTTAGGGCCCATCGTAGCCAGTCCATTGGCCTGCTTAGCCGCAGGATCCCAAGTGGCCATCACAGATTGGGGACGGAAGTAAGGTTCGAATCCACGCACAGGCTTCATAAGTTCTGGCGTGTTTCGGAAGTTGCTGGAAATCGCGCGCTCAACCCAATCACGATCTTGATTGAGCATGATTGACCAGTGCCGAATGTCTCTCCAGCCAGGAGCGTCACCTGATCCAAGAGTGTTAGCAGCAGCTTCTAGCCAGCGAAGCTTGAGTTCGTTAATTTGCGCAGGCGCACTCGCCAGTTCATTCCAGGAAAGCAGCTCACCATCGGGCATGTGAATGCTGGGAGCACGATCACCTATGATGTTCACCTGGGCAGCACGATCCAACAGAGGGAAATCATCCCACTCAATTGTGCGGCTGTTGAATTCCTTTTGGCTCAACTTGCCTGCCCACATAAAGCGCGCAGACTGCTCGATCGGATTACCTTCCACAGAAGTACGCAGACTTGCTGGCATATTGTAGCGCTTACCAGCAATGGCCACCGCATCACTCATATGAATGAAGTCATTGCCTTTCTTCATCAAGTCAGCCGCAGTGATGATGGCATCCCGCGTTAGCTGCCCAGACTCCAAATCTAGCAGGAACCGCGTGTTCATTGCCATGTCTGGCGTGCGCGAAACAATCTTGCTCTTTGGATTGATTGAGAGCGCGCCCTGAGAATTCATGGCACCATCGTACCCATCTGCGAATGCTTCTTCGACACTCGTGTATGCGCCGCGAGGAGCAAGTTTGAAGTCAGCCACGTCAGCAGAAATGTAGTACGCCTGCTTGCCTGTCTTAGGCCCACGCACATCGCTGAAGATATCACCAATCTCAGTAGGATTCAGATTGATGAAGAACTGCTTTGGCTGATCGAGTTCCTCAACAATATTTTCCGTCAGAGGAGAAATGCGCTTTACGCCCTGCAGATAGCCAGAGACTTCTTCAGCAATATCATCTTCAGTGCGACCTTGAGCGCGCCCAGTCTTTATCAACTTATGAATGAATCCATGAT